TCCTCAACAGAGCAAAAATTCTCGCATTGCTGGCGGCCTTAAAGCTACAGAAAAAGGTGAAATAATACTCCATCCAGATGTGCGGCCACAAGTGCAAAGACAAGCGGCAGATTGGAAGCCTCTAAAAAGAGATAACATAGATGACTTACTTGATCTGATTGCATACGCTCCAAAAGTTCTAGCAGATCATGAAGTAGAAGTAACTTCTCTATTTGGTGAAGCTCTTGATCCACATACTGTAAATGGCGTAATTGAACACAACTCTCCTTTCTAAGGAATTAAAATGTCCGGAACACAGCCATCTGCTGATACAAGCAATCAAGTTAATCTAGAAGCTACAACTATGATTAATCTTGAAAAGGATCAGGAAGAAAGTATAGTTCATTTTGCTCTTAATGCACAATCAGCTCTTACAAATCGCTTTAATCTTAGGGCAGGAATGGAGCAGTTAGATAAGGAATATGCAAGAGAAGTAGATTTTACTCCTGATCAAGTCAAATCTCAGATGCTAAATCGCGCCGGAGATAGTAGTAGATTTCAGAATATAACTGTTCCAATTGTAATGCCACAAGTTCAGGCGGCCCATTCCTATCTATCTAATGTGTTTTTAACAGGTTATCCCATCTTTGGTGTAACCAGTGATCCAACTAATGAAACAGCCGCCCTCCAAATGGAGACTATTATAGGAGAAAATTCTACTACTGCTGGATGGGCCAGAGAATTGTCTATGTTCTTCCGAGATAGTCTTAAGTATAATATTGCAGCAGTAGAAGTAGATTGGCAGGAACGAAATGTTTGGACCATTGAAACTGATGCTACTGCTAAGAAAGGCAGAAAAGCAGTTAAGAAACTTTGGCAAGGTAATGTTCTTAAAAGAATGGATCTTTATAATACATTTTGGGACCCCAGAGTTCATCCGACTGAAATTCATAAGTATGCAGAATTTGTAGGTTATAATGAAATCTATTCAAAAGTTCGTTTCAAAGATTTTGTTAATTCACTAACCAATGTAGTGGCGCCACTTACTATTATGAGGGCGCTTAAATCTCCATCCCTACAGGGTTCTTTAGGCTCTAACTCTAACTCTGCTTTTGGCTATTATCTTCCAGTCATAAATCCACTTCCTACAATGGATAGATCTAGTGGATTAGATTGGATGCAGTGGGCAATGAATGGATCCCAAAGTCCTCTCAATCCAGGAATTAACTATTCAAATATTTATTGTGTAACTATTCTTTATGCCAGAATTATTCCATCAGACTATGGTCTAAAAGTTCCTAATAAAAATACTCCACAAGTCTGGAGATTTAGAATAGTCAATGGTCATGTTGTTCTAACAGCAGAACGTATGAGTAATATTCATAATTTCATTCCAATCTTATTTAGCCAGCCAATCGAAGATGGTTTGGATTATCAAACTAAGAGTTTCGCAGCCAATGTTGTAGATATGCAATACGTAGCATCTGCAATGTGGAATAGCCTCCTTGCTAGTAAAAGACGGCAAATAACTGATCGAGTTTTGTATGATCCAAGCAGAGTCAGAGAAAAAGATATTAATTCAACTAATCCTTCCGCGAAAATACCTGTTCGAGCTACAGCCTATGGAAGACCGATCCAAGAGGCCGTATATGCTTTTCCTTACAGGGATGACCAATCTGCATCGTTTATGCAGGGAACTACAGCTATAATTAATTTTGCAAATACTGTAAATGGGCAAAATCCTGCTCAACAAGGGCAGTTTGTTAAAGGTAATAAAACTAAGCATGAATATGATGATGTTATGGGGCATGGAGATAATAATCTTCAAACCATGGCTATGAGCATTGAAACTACTACATTCACTCCACTGAAGGAAATTATCAAACTTAATATCCTTCAATATCAACCAGAAGATGTTATTTATAATCCAATCCAAAAACAATCAGTTAATATCCAACCACAAGATCTGAGAAAAGAAGCTATTCATTTCAAAGTATCTGATGGAGAAATTCCTGCTGATAAAATGACTGGTGATGATATGATGCAAACAGTCATTCAGACACTGGGGCAAAGTCAGCAATTAGCAGCAGGATATAATCTGGCGCCAATGTTCTCTTATATGATGGAGACACAAGGACTAGATTTAACTCCATTTCAAAAGAGTCCTGCGCAACAGCAATATGAACAAGCTTTGGGAGCATGGCAACAAGCTGCGGCTTTAGCTGCTAAATCAGGGGCGGAATTTTCTACTCCGCAACCGCAGCCAAGTCCTGCTTATCAACAGGAATTACAACAGAAACAACAACAGGGTGGCGCAGCTCCTAATGTAACCAGTGCTTCATTAGAAGGAACTCAAGGGTGATATATGCAGTAGAACCATTTAGCGAGAATGATACCTTCTGGCAAGCTTCGGCTTTTTCTCCAGAAACTACCAGGTATTTACAAGTAGAATATAACCGAATTTTAGAAGATAAACATTTAGTTATTCCAGACGGCTCAGATTTAACAAATTTCGCCCTTCAGCATTCTCATTATTCTGGAATGTTAGAGATGTTAAGTATCTTACTAACACAATCCGAACAGTCAAAAGACTCACTTCAACAACTTGCTAATCTTCAAAGGAGTAACTAACAATGTCAATCATGGATCTTTTTCGTCAAAAACCTGCTAATGTTCCACAAGGTGCTACACCCCAGAATAATCCAGCTTCTCAAAATCCTACAGTTCCTTCTGGTAATTCATCTACAGAAGTTAATCAAGGAGATAAAAACCCTGTTGACAAATATAAGGATCTCTGGCAAGTTGATGATAAGAAAACGCCGCAGACTATTGCTAGTTTAGTTCCTTCTAGCCAGATAGATCCTGCCAAGCTACTAGAGTCTGCTGGGAAGTTAGATTTTACAGCAGATATTCCAGCAGAACTACTTCAAAAAGCGATGTCTGGAGATGCTGCTTCCTTTATGGAAGTTCTTCAGAAATCAAATGCAAGGACTTTTGCACAAGCAGTAGCTGGTGCTCAAGAGTTGCAAAAAAGGAACTTAACAGAAGCTAATGAGAGTCTGAGGAATAGTATTCTTCCAGACGCAATGAGACAACAACAGATACGCCAAGAAATGGCTAAAGTTGAAGTCTTTCAAGATCCAATGATCCGACCAATGGTAGATCTTCTGGAAAGACAAATGGCTTCTAAATTTCCTGATGCCAATCCTCAGCAAGTTACAGAGATGGCACAGGATTATTGGACTCGATTTGCACAAAAGATTGTTCCAGGGTCTCAGCAAACTCAGCAAAAAGAATTTGCTAAACAAGATACAGATTGGAGTAAATTCTTCCCACAAGAGAATTTCTAATTTGTAAAGTGTCTCCACGTTATATTTTGAAAGGTTAGTTCAATGCCAGGCTTTAGACTTACCGGTGATATTGGTGCTCTTTCAGACCAAATGATTCAATCTGGAGACACTCCTTTATTTGGAGATTTGCTCTCTGTTAATGCAACAGTTGGCGCAGCTACTATTACTGCTGCTCAGATGTTGACAGGTATTCTAGCACGTAGTGGCTCTACTGCTGGTTACACTGATACATTTGATACATCTACAAATATTTATAATGCTCTTTCAGGAGGTGTTAATGGAGTTAATCCAGTTGTTTCTCCTGGAACTAGTTTCAAGCTACGTATTCTGAATACTGTAGCTTTCATTGAAACTCTTACTGCTGGACAAGGCATGTTGTTCAGTGCAGTAGGTAGTAATATCTTTACTATCGCAGCATCTTACTGGCGCGATTTTCTCTTTACATTTACCTCTGTTCAGCAGCCAGAATTTGTGCTTGGTAATACCACCAATGGTAGCCCAGTAGTTACTTTCCAACTTTCTTTTGGTCAATCAAGTTTGCCTATTACAGGTGCTCTTGGAACTATGCTTGCTGTTGGTGCTACTGTTATTGGCACTGGTATTCCAGCAAATACCACAATTCTTGGTATCACTCAAGGTCAGGGAGGCATTACTGGTCTAACTCTTAGCGCCAATGCTACTGCTACTGGAACAGCTAGTCTTACAGTAGTTCCAACTATTACTGTTTATAGCATAGGTTCCGGTCCCCTCTAAATTAGGGTTTATTTTTTCACTTTTTAAGCTTTTGTAAAAGGACTTAGTAAAATGAGCACAGGCGTTTTTAATACCAATATGTTTGCACCGGACCTTGCTCGCAAGTCCTTTGCAGGCTTGATTACTCGATTGATGCCAAATGGTTCTGCACCATTGTTTGCATTGACTTCAATGTTGCAGAGTCAAACAGCTCTGCAAGTTGAGCATGGTTTTTTTACTAAGACTATGTTGTTTCCGCAACTTACAGTTTCGGCAGCTGGACAAGCTGCAACTGACACCACTTTCACAGTTACTTCTACCACTAATATTCTTCCAAATATGCTTATGAGGGTAGATAGCACTGGAGAGAATATTCTTATTAATGGTGTTTCTGGCCTTCTAACTGTTACTGTGCAACGCGGTGTTGGTTCAGTAGCAGCGGCAGCTATTCCAGCTTCTACTAATCTATATAAAGTTGGAACAGCTTTTGAAGAAGCATCTATTCGTCCCAATGCTTTGGCAATCAATCCAGTTCGCGTTACTAATCTTACTCAGATTTTCCGCAATACTTGGGCAATTACTGACTCTGCTCGCGCTACTCAGATGATTGCTGGCGATACTAATGTTGCAGAAAATCGGCAGGATTGTGCTGGTTTCCATGCAGCAGATATTGAGAAAGCTTTGTTCTTTGGTCAGAAATTTTCTGGAACTCGCAATGGACAACCATTCCGTACTATGGATGGTATTTATTCCATTGTTTCAAACATTGCTTACTATCCTTCTACTTACGCACAAGCAAACGTAACTGTTGCTGGCGGCACTACAAACTATACTCAGTTTGAAGCTGCTTTCGATCCTGCTTTCAATCAGACTACTGATCCGAAAGTTGCTAACGAACGAGTTTTGTTTGTTGGTGGAACAGCTAAGAGGGTTATTAATAACATAGGGCGCCTTAATGGCACTTATTATATGGTGACTGGAGAGACTACTTGGGGTCTGCAATTCGACACTATTAAGATTGCTCGTGGCACATTCCGAGTAATTGAGCATCCTCTTTTCAATACCAATCCAAGTTGGCAGAAACTTGCTATTGCAGTTGATATGAGTTCTTTCAATCTTGCTTATCTTGGAGATAGAAAGACTCAATCCACTGAGTTTAATACCACTGGTAATTCGATTGCAGATAATGGTATTGATGCAGTTGGTGGAACATTGACTACGGAATTGACTACTGAAATCCGTAATCCTCCAGCCTTCAGTATTATGACTAATCTCACAGCGGCGGCGACCGGTTAATAACTAAAGGGCTGAATAGGAGTAAAAGTTATGGATATAAATTCAACTGTTACTTTGGGTAGTATGATTACTACTGCAACTACTGTTGTAGTGGGAGCTCTAGTTACTTTCTTGCAGAAGAGGCATATTACTATCTCTTCTGATGCAGAAGCCAAGGTTGGCCAAGTTCTAGTAATGCTTGGTCAGACTTTGCAGACAGTTAGTCAGACACAAGTTACTGTCAATAAGACTTCTAATGCAATAACACAAGCAACTGGAAAAGGAGTCTAAGTATGAAGAAAAGTTTTATCTTCCTCTCTACAGCATTGTGTTTATCGCTTTCAGCTTGTGGTGCTACTGGTAGTAGTGGGATAACTGGTGGAGTGACTCCAGTAGTTACGCAGACCAATTATGCAAGCATTGTTGCTATGATACAAACAAACTACCCAGCAATACGTGCAAGTGCTGAAGGTTATATTAATTCACCTTCAGCTAATCCAGCAGTTGCAAAAGATCTTACTACTTCAATTGCAACTATTGATCCACTATTTGCTAGTCTTTCTCCAACTAGTCCAGTTGCTACAATTCAGTTGGTTCTAACAGATGTGGAAAGCCTAGTTCTCAATCCTAATACCAGCAATATCAGTAACAATACTAAGACTGATATTAATGATGCTCTTACATTTCTTCAAGTAGTTGGGCCTCTTATAGCCCCGTTACTTTAAGACATTTGGGCGCCCTTTTGTCATAATATTAAGGATTTAAAACGATGGAAACTTACGGCGATACAGTCTTTGATGAGGGCGATCCTCGGAATGATACCGGCAATACTAACAATCCTAAAGTAAGGATGCAGGAAAGACTTCCAAATATTCCTGTATCTGATCCTCGTTATTATGTTTGCACAGCAAAGGGTCATCATATGACTCGTATTGATGGCAAACCTTTGAAGTTTCTTCCGATTGGAGATATTGGTATTCATCGTGCTGATAATAAGCATGATATTAAATACTTTGAACGAGAGATTGGTGATCAGCATCCTAATCTTCGCAGGGCAACTCCAGAAGAGATTAAACAGCTTGAATATCATCTTGATCCTAAAGGCGCTATTGCAAAGGAAATTCGCCCTCAAGTAGAACGAGAAGCTGCACAGAAGCATTTTTCTACCATGCGTGAGAGATTGATTAAGCAGCGAGAAGCAGGTAAGAATCAGCTTACTGATGAACAGATTGATGAATTGACTACTGTAGAAGATAGTCAGTCAGATCTTCTTTCTGGTGTTGGTGGAGAAATTCATAAGACTGCTATTGAAAGTGGCACTGGTAAGATCTATCCAGCTGCTCAGCCGCAAGAAGATAATTCCAGGTTTTTTAGCAGAAGCATTGTAGGCACTGGCAAATTACCGAATGCTGCGGACAGTAATTCTGTTCAAGCTAAAAAGTAATTAGGAGTTGATAGTGGCAAATGTATTTGAAGGCAAGACAGATAGTAGACAATCTTCTGATGTAGGCCATAAAGTTAGTAGATTTCGTCCTACTTACAGAGCACTTACTGAGAAAGAAAAAATTCTTCATGATAAACTGAAAAATAAAGCAGTTGAGCTTGAAGAACTGTTTAATGAAGTAAAAGATGGCAGATATAAAGCACTTGCTATTACTTCATTGGAACAAAGTATTATGTGGATAGTAAAAGAATTAACTTCTTAGTCTATTAGCTTCAGGGTAGGTCATGACAACTAGTTTCGCACAACTACAAGCCATGGTCTACACTGAAACTAATCGTCCAGATTTGGTAGCGGAAACAAATCAGTCAATATTTGAAGCTACTCTTACTTGTCATTCATATGATTTTTATACTCAAGATAGAGTGACAAGTCAGGTAGTTTTCAATACTGCCGATTATATTCAACAACTTGATACCAGCACAATTCCTTTCTATAGGAAATATTCTTCCTTTAGAAAAGCAGTATCAGGTCCTACATTATTCGCTCCAACTCCAGGATCTCTTTCAGATCCAGAAACTGGTGATCCAATTACAGGATCATTAGCAGTTCCTTGTAGTGAGTGGATCAATCTTACAGAAGTTGATCCAGATGATTTGATAGATATGTATAATTATGATAAGCTGGATATATTCTATGCGGCCGGAACCTTGTTAAATATCAAGTCTAGCACTTCGATTATTAATGGGGAATTTGCCTACTATGTTTGGCCGAATATTGACATGGCAAATGGAGGGGCGGCATACAGCTCTTGGATAGCTGATAATTACCCCTTTCTAATAGTGTATAAAGCCGCCGGAACGGTATTTAGGAAAATTGGTCAAGATGATTCTACTAAAGCATATGTAGATCCAGAGACTGGTCTTTTTGCAGAGCAACTAGCAATATTCAAGAATACTAATATCTTGCAGACAGGTAGATAAGATATGACTTATACAGCTGATCCTACCAGTCAAACTCAGCCAGTAGCTGGTGATGGAGCAGGCACATCACAAGCAGATATTCTAGCACTAAAAATTTATGCTCACCAAATTCTTGGAACTAGTCAGAGAAGGAATAAACTTCTTAATGCTAGCTTCATAGTAGATCAACTTGGTAAAGGACTCAGTGGTGCTGGTGGATATACTTTAGCAGCTGGAACTGCTGGATATACATTGGATCAATGGATATATGCTGTATCAGGTGCTAGTGCTGTAGTTACTTATACTACTCCTAGACTTGGAACTCCT